CTACCAGACCGCCCCGGTCGTCGGGTCCAGGGGTGACGCCGGTCGTCGCCTCTGGACTCGGCGGCAGATCGAGGGCATCGTCCAGGTGGCGAAGGAGGAGGGCCTCCTGGACCCCAAGCCGCCTTATCTCACCGAGACCAACTTCACCCGGCGCGTGGTCGCCGCCTGGAGGTCGTGGCTATGAAGCTCTCCAAAAATATCCGCTATCTCGTGCGGGTCCGCGACTACGAGACCGTGCATGTCGAGGTGATGGCAGAAGCAGATCACCACGACATGGGCTGGAGCGACGAGGACTGGACCGCACTGGGCGAAACCCGCTCTAGCTGGATCGACCAGCTAGAGCTACTGGTCATCACCGAAGTCGAAAAACTTGCACGCGAAGAACTGGCCCAGATCAATCGCTGGACCGAAATATCACCCAACCTTGCTGAGGACTTCCTGTCGTCTGCACCCCTGTCACCTGTACCAATCAAGCCAAGGAGCCAACATGGCGCAGCAACCGCAAAGAAGGCTGGTTCGTCAGCCCAAGCCGGCAGAAGAGTACGAAGAGGAGGAGGCAACGGAACCCCGCCGTCAGCGGCGTGAGCAGCCCGAGCCTCGCCAGGCTCGCCGCACCAGCAAGCCCTCCCGTGACGAGGCCGACGATGACCGTGGCCTGGCCGTCGCCAAGGGCTGGAGTGGCTACCGCCGCACCAAGGCCAACGCCCCGTCCCAGTGGGCGAAGCTGTACAAGGTGCCCGATGAAGAGGGCCTGGTGATGTTCCTGGAGGACGGCCCGTACGCGTCGTTCCTCCAGCACTGGTGCGACTGGGTGCCCAGGGGCAGCCGGCAGAGCTACATCTGCACCCAGGACGGTGACTGCCCTCTAGACGAGGTCGACCCCAAGCCCAGCGCCAGGATCCGGTTCAACATCCTGGACTGTGCTGGCGACACGCCGATCCTGGTGACGTTTGAATGTGGTGTATCGGTCACTGAGGCCCTGGAGGAGTATTCTCAGGATGAGCCGCTGAGTGGCCGGTATTTTGCCGTTGCCATGAGGGGGCCGAAGAACAGCCGTCGCACACAGATTCGTCCAGTAAAAAACCGTGACCTCAAAGAGGACTGGGATTTTGAAGCACTGACCGAAGACGAGATCGCCAAGTTCGATGATCGTCTTTGGGATGAAACAGCCCTTGAAGTCTCCTCCAAGGCAGAGCTACGCAAAATAGCCGACGCCTTCAACGAGTAGATCTCCGAGCGGTGGTGCTGGTGTCACCCGCTGCCGTTACGGAAGGGAAGGGGGCCGGAACCCGCCACCGGCCTCCTTCCCCAACCCCGTTTGGCCCCGTGGCCGTGGTGCGAACCGCGGCGCAGCTAAAAGAAGTGGTGAAGATCTACTCGGATTTTCCCGAGTTCGCCTTCGACGTGGAGACCCGCGGCACCCGCGGGGTCCGGGGACTCCAACCGGCACAACGCCGACTGGCGCGGTCTCGCTACGAGCAGGTCACCCCCTGCCTGGTCTGTGGCAAGCCTCTCCCCACCAGGCGGCGCACCTACTGCTCCGACCTGTGCCGGAAGGCGGCTGACAAGGACAAGCCGGCCCTGGACACCCGGACCAACGAGGTCTGGTGTGTTTCACTCGCTGGCCCAGGTGTGTCCGCTCATGTCATACCCATGGGCCATCCCGCCACACACAGCCAGCTATCCAGAACCGAAGTCTTCGACGCTCTCAGGCCGCTGTTCTTCTCGGACAGGGTCAAGGTCAATCAGAACGTCGGCTTCGATCTGCTGTCGGTCGCCAAGTACCTGGGCGGGCTGCCCCCGCCGCCCTACGCCGACATCATGACCATGGTCTTTCTGATCAACGAGAACCTCCAGGCGTACAACCTGGGATTCCTGTCAGCGCACTACCTGGGCTTCACCTATGCCGAGAAGCTGGGGGAGGAGGCGTACAACGTCGACTGGCGTCGGGCCATGAACTACTCCCTCACCGACGCCAGGGTGGCCTGGCGGATCTGGCGCAAGCTGTCCCCGATCCTGCGGACCAAGCCCAGACTGGGCGAACTGTTCGACCTGGAGATGCGAGTGCTTCAGGTACTACTCCACATGAAGCGCCAGGGGGCCTACGTCGATGTCGAAGGGTTTCGCACCCTGCGTCCCAAGCTGGAGACCCAGCTTGCCGACATCGGAGCCGACATCCGGGCCATGGTCGACCCGGTCTGGGACTGGCCCACCAAGCCGTTCAACCTCAACTCCACCCAGCACCTGGCCCACTTCCTCTACGACCTGAAGCGGCTGCCCTGCACCTGGCTGACCGAGACCGGCCAGCGCTCGACGTCGGTCAAGGCCCTGAAGACCCTGGCGAAGCGCCGGCCCGAAGCCAGGCGCATCCTGGACTACAAGGACGTGAACAAGCTGCTCACGACCTACGTGGCCGGGTTCATCCCCTCCATCGATGACGACAGTCGGATCCGCGCCAACTTCAACCAGGCCATTGCCCGAACGGGCAGGCTCTCGTGCAGCCAGCCCAACCTCCAGAACATCCCCGCCAGGTACAAGGAGTCGGTAGAGGCCACCCTGATACGCCGGCTCTTCGTGGCCCCACCGGGCCGGGTGCTGATCGTGGCCGACTACAGCCAGATCGAGCTACGCATCCTGGCCCATCAGAGCCGCGACCCCAAGCTGATGTATGCCTACACCCACGGCGAGGATCTCCACACCCTGACCGCCAGCCTCATCTACAAGGTGTCCATGGACGAGGTCACCACCGAGCAGCGGGCCATCGCCAAGAACTGCAACTTCAACTTCAGCTTTGAGGGCGGGCCTAACCGGGTGGTGGATCTGTCGGGCATCTCCCTGCGCGAAGCAGAGAAGGTGTACGAGGCGTGGCACCGGGCCTACCCCGGCGTCAAGAAGTGGGGTGCCCAGCAGAAGCGGTTCTGCCTCCAGCAGGGCTACGTCGAGACCCTGTGGGGACGCAAGCGCCGGCTCCACGACATCTCTTCTGGCAACCCCAAGGACCGCAGCTACGCGGAACGCCAGGCGGTCAACCACCCCATCCAGGGCACCGCGGCTGACATCGCCAAGATCGCTATCGTCAGAGTCCACAAGGCTCTCCAGGACTTCCACGCCGATCTGATCCTCCAGGTGCATGACGAGTTCGTGATCGAGTGCGACGAGGGGGAGTACCTCGACGCCATACCGTTTATCAGGGAGGCCATGGAGGACATCCGGCTCCAGGATCGACCAGTGCTGGATGTGCCCCTGGAGGCCACCATCGGGGTCGGTAAGAACTGGAGTGAGGCAAAATGAGCGACGTAAGTTGGTGGGAGCGGGCGTTGGGAGGGGCCAGGAGGCCCGCACCAGCCCCCAGTCAGCCCGCCGGCTACCCCCAGAAGGCGGTTCGGTGGCAGCCTCAGTACCCTCCGACTGGTCCCCGCCAGGAGGTGACGGAGTGGGACCAGCCGGGGGGCGATGAAGACGATAACTGGCACCGGGTCAATCGCCAGGGATTCGTCGCCAAGGCCCCATCCAGCGTGGGGACCACCGGGCGCTGTCCGCGCTGCAATGGCTCCAGCTTCTTCCGGCGCAAGGGTCCGATGGGTACGGAAGCCGCGCCGCTGTGCGTCGACTGTGGCTACAACGGTGATCTCTGGGAGCAGTCAGGCACCCTGCTCAATGCCGTGGGCATGAAGTCGTCCGGGCCGGTCAAGTTCGCCAAGAGCGACAATCCCCAGGGGAACCAGCACTTTGAGATCGACCCCAGCCTCCAGGGACATGCGGACTTCAGTTGGGGCAACGTGAGGTGAACCGTGCCCATCGAATGGCGTGATCCTCCACCGAAGCCGGAACGCCCACCAGCCGCTTGGCTGGAGCATCTGGAGGAGGTCATGCAGCGCCCTGGATGCTGGGCCATGATCTGGACCGCGGCCAACAGCAGGCAGGGGTCCGAGATTGTCTCCCGTCTACGCCGGGGCAAGGTAGCCATTCCTGCGGGTCAGTGGGAGTTCCGATCCCACGGCAAGACCTGTGAGATTTTCGCCAAGTACATCGGTCCAGAGGAAGGAGAGGAAGATGCCAGGAGGGAAGGATCCAGGCCCGTCGATCAAAAAACCGAACAGCTACGAGGCCCTGAAGGAGAAGGGATTTTCCAAGAGCAAGGCGGCAGCGATCTCCAACGCCCAGGCCCAGGGCCGGGGGAGGCGTCACGCGATGGGGGTGGAGGGGGCGAAGACTCGATCCGACAGCGACGCGAAGCCTATGAGCAAACGAGGCGAGGCTAAGCCTCAGGCAGCGACCAAGAAGTACAACAAGAAGGAGAACCGCTGATGGCAGAAAAGAAGGAGCCGTTTGGGGGGAAGAAGGCTGCGCCTTTTGGCAAGGGCGGCAAGCAGGAGAAGCCTGCCGAGAAGGCCGAGAAGAGTGCCAAGAAAACAACCAGCAAGAAGTAACCCGGTCCTCCAGCACTATCAGGTGGACATCCGGGGCAACCAGTACTTCGTCATTGACACCGCCAACGGGGCCATCGTGGGTGGCCCGTTCAAGGACCGGATCAAGGCCCAGGAGAAGGCTGACCGGCTGGAGAAGAGCAGACCGAGCCGGCGATGACTACCCGCCGGGGCCGCGAACCCCGTATCGCCCAGGTGGGGAACTACCACCCCGACGTGTCCTACGAGGCCCGCGACAAGGTTCCCGCCGGGGATCAGGTCATGGAGGAATGCTGGATCCTGGCCGTGGCTGGCTACTGGGGCATGTGCGCGGCAGAGGTGGAGGAGATCCATTACGAGATCTTTGAGCCTCGCTGCCCGGTGCCCTCAGGGAGCCGGCTCCAGACCGCACGAGGTGAGGACGGCAACACCAAGCCCCTGTACGACCCACCCTGGGTGGAGTACATCGCCAGGGAGGGTGGGGACTGGGAACTCCAGGAGGGTGAGCAGTGGGGCACCCGCCCCAGCCGAGTGGATGCCTCAGAAGAGGAGTTCCTGAAGCGGAAGAACTACAGCGGGAACATGGCCCTGGTACAGCGGGTCACCTGGGTGCCCAAGCTGGAAGAGGCCATCGCCAAGGTGGAGAAGTACCTCGTCAACCGGTACGGCGAGGAAGCAGTCCAAAAGTGGAAGGACGACATCCTCCACGTCTGCGGCTGGTTCAAGGAGGAGTCATGACCACCATCGACACCGTCATCGGTGAGATCAACAAGGAGTTCGGCCCCGAGACCGTGGTCTGGGGTAGCCAGATCCGGTACTCGGACCTGCCCAGGATCGCCACCGGGAGCTACAGCCTGGACATGGCCCTAGGGGGCGGCTGGCAGACCAACGCCTTCCACGAGCTATACGGCGACGAGAGTTCGGGCAAGACCACCATCATCCTCAAGACCATCGCGGCCCAGCAGGCCACCAACCCCGATCACGTCACCTTCTGGGTGGCCGCGGAGGAGTTCGTGCCCTCCTGGGCGCGTGACCTGGGCTGCAACACCGACAAGATCCTGGTCATGCAGACCAACATCCTGGAGGAGGCGTGCAACGCCGCCATCAGGGTGCTGGAGAGCAGGACCGCCGACGTCCTGGTCATCGACTCCATGCCGGCGCTATCACCGATAAGTGAGGGTGAGGGCACCATGGACGACACCCAGGTGGGCCTCGCCGCCAGGCTGATCGGCAAGTTCTTCCGCAAGAGCTACACCGCCATGAAGCGGAGCCTGGTGGAGGACGACAAGGCCGTGACCTGCTTCATCGTCAACCAGTGGCGGGAGCGCATCGGGATCATGTTCGGGGATCCTCGCACCACCCCAGGTGGGCGGGCCAAGAACTACTGGTTCACCACCCGCCTGGAGCTACGCCGCGACGCCTGGCTCACCGAAGGCGACCGCAAAAATGAGCGCAAGGTGGGGATCACGATCAAGGCGAGGACGGCGAAGAACAAGAGCTTCCCACCCGAGAAGGTCGCCACCTTCGACTTCTACTTCGACCACAACCAGGCCCAGATCACCCCTGGCAGCTACGACGGGGCCAAGGAGTTGATCACGCTGGCCCTGCTCTACGACCTCTTCCAGGTCAAAGGGTCGTACTACCACCTGGACACCGAGTCCTGGCATGGCCGTTCGGCCCTAGAAGAGCAGGCAAGATGGGACTTGACTCTCCAACAGAAGCTGCGAGATGCTATCCAGAACCGCGTAGCGAAAGGTGTGCGCCACGAGGAGTCCCGCCCCTCCCCGCGACGGCTAGCAAGGAAGGGCAAGTGACGGGCGCGAGGGTCAGGCGGCTCCTGTTGTCACGACAGCAGGAGCGTAAGGGGATGGCGAGGTTTGGAGGCAGCCAAAGCCCACGTTCTGGTGCGGGTTGGTCACGCAAGAACGATGGCCGCACCGACGACGAACTCGTTGAGTTCAAGCGCACTGATAACCGTCGCGCCATCCGCATCCTCGCAGACGACCTCGACGCCCTCTACAACCATGCAGTGGCAGAGTGCCGCCGCCCTGTTCTCGGCTTTGAGCTATGTGGAAAACACTGGGTCATTTGCCTTGAATCCAGTTATCACGAACTGGTTCTTCATCGATCATCGGCAGAGCCTGCCAGCGATCTACGAGCGGGACGATCCGACCGCCTGGCTCGATCACGCAAAGTGCCAGGGGCTACCGGGGGGCTTGTTCTACAGCGACCACCAGCACAACAACAGCCAGGTGCAGGAGGCCCGAAGCGTGTGCCTGGGAACCCAC